AACATTGTGTATTAGCATCACCATCAAAGTTAGATGGTTGGTCATCAAAATCTCCGCTTACAAAGTCAAATATTCTTGATCTATCTGTTACTTGTTGTGTAAGTGTAGCTGTAATCTGAGTAGTTACAATAGCACCAGCATCAACTGTTTGTGAAAACTCATAAGTTCCTGATGATTTAACTGTAGCATTTTCACCACCATCAAAAAGTGTAGATGTAATTGAATCAAAATTACCAGTAACATCATCAAATAATTGGTTTCCTTTTAATACCAAACAAGGAGTATTATCATCACCAATAGTCGTTTTAACGACATCTGTTTTTGTTCCGTCAAAATTAGGGTTTTCTGTTTGTGTTAATAAATCTGTAAACTCACCTATTGTTGTAACTTGTGTTACTACACTACTAGCATTAATAGATACGTTTCCTAATTTATCTACTGCTTTTATTAAGTATGTTCCTGTTTTAGCTGGTACAACTATAGATGTTCCTGGTCTAGATAATTTCTTAACTAATACGATTGAGTTTTGCCATTCTGCTCCTGTTGTAAGTGGACTAAAATTTATTCTATAATGAGATAAATCTAAGTCTGGTACTGGATCAAAACTTAAATGTGCTTCTTTACCTACTATGTTACAAGCAAAGTTTTCAACATCTGATGGTGGTGCTATCTGACCAATAATTGTTCTATTAGCTGTTATAGTAGAAGATTTTACACCAAAAATATTTACACTTCTTACCCTAACTTGATATTGTGCTTTATCTATTACATTTAAAAATTCAAACTTAGTTCTAGCTCCCCTACCAATTAATTTAAAATCATCAGAAACAGAGTTACCATCTGCATCTGTAAGTTGTTTTACTTCTACTTCAAATATTTCTGAAAAATTATCTGTTGGTGCTGTAAAATTAATTACGAGTTTTACGATTACGGTTCCATCATTGTATTGTACTAATTCATCAGTAAGTGTTAATCCTGATGGTGCAGAAACCGTACTTGCTGTAGGTAAGTTAGTAGTTTTACCGCTAGATATAGAAGAATAATCAGATGTAGAAAAATCATATACAGCACTTGCTGTTTCTCTAAATTCTGCATCTATAGCTGGTACTGGTGCTTGATCACCAGAGTTCATAGTAAAAGACCAACTTGTAAGTTCAAAAGTTTTACTTGAAAAACCTAATCTTGAATTAGTAATTTGCACCGTATCACCAATATCTAACTGAAAAGCATTTAAATCAAAAGTTGCCACCATACTGATTTGTTGTCTAGCTTTTTGTAATTGTATTTTTGCTAGTCTTTGGACTGTTGTTGATGATGTTGTAAATGGAAAATTAAATTCGCCAAATATTCTTTCACTATTATCTTCTGTTTCAAATGTACTGCTTGTAAGAATAGGATAGTCTTGTGGTTGATAATTATTTGATGGTTCAGAATATAATCCTTTTACTGCATTAAATAATTCTTTTTTACTAACTCTTGTATTTAATGTTATACCACTTCTAAAGTGTTGTTCACTTAATGTAACTGTTGGTGTTGAATATACTGCCGCCCTAAGTTTAAATTGTCCATTCGAATAAATTAAATTACCTGCTATAGAAGATAACATATTCTCTATAATATTTTTAGGTGATTGCTTTAATTCAAAAGAACCATTTAGTGTAAATCTATCTTCTGTACCACTTGATAATGTAACATCTTCATCACAAGTATTTGCCACTGCTTGAAAATTAGTATCATTTATTTCTGATGCATCTGCATCTAAACCATAATTACTATCTAAAAGATAATCTCTTATACATAAAGCTGGGTTAGATGAAAAAGCTGTCGTAGAAGTTCTTGGATCAAATACTTTTTTACCTTGTACTTCAAAAGAAATATTAGGAACACCATTAGGGTAAACATCAGAGTCAAAATTTAATCTTACATAAACATAAGCAACACCTCTAAGTCTGTGGTTGGTTGTCCATTGTGTTATTTCAGAAACTAAATCTGCATCAGCTACTTGTGCATCTGCTCCTAAATGTTTTTTTATTCTAGCTTTACCTTCATATTCATTACCTGATGATGGAAATAATCTTGCAATACCATTACTATCAGAACCATCTTGCGTTAATGGTACTTCATCTTCGTTAAAAAATATTTTTGTAAAAGAATTTACTTCATGACCAGCTACAGCAATAACTAAATGTAAAAAGTCATTATTACTTGTTGTTTCTGCATAAACAATAGTACCACCAACTCTTGTCTTACCATAAATAATTCTATGTGGGTTTATTGCACCTTTTGTAGTTACTGTAGTTCCGCTTTGTAAACTCGTACCAATTTCTGGTATATTTAGGTCTGGTGCTAATTTTTGACTTATAGCTGATAAAACTAATTGTGTTCCAGCAGTAGTTACAAAAGTTCCTACTATACCTGCCATAGTTCCTGTAAAACCTAGCCCTTTACCTACACTTACTGCAAAACCTGATGGACCTACTGCACCAATAGCTACAAAACCAGTTGCTATAGCACCTACTATTAAAGCTGTTTTGACTGTTTTACTTCCCATTATTCTATTCTCCAAGCAATACTACATTTATTTGTAGGTACATTTTCCTGTCCAGTTTTAAATTTAAAGATGGATTGTTCACCCTGACAGATGCCCATTGTACCACCTAGTTCTTCTTTTGTTTCTAAAAAAACTATATCTCCTCGTCTGGCAAAATTAGTATGTATTTCTTTAAAATTATTTTCTTTAGCTATATCTTTTGCTATATCTAATAAATCTTTTTTATTAAGTTCTGTTATAATTTTTTTTGCGTCTTTAATAGAACCATAAGGTAAATCAAAAACTTTTTTACCTACAATAGTTTCAATACCACCTAAAACAAAATTCACACAATCAGCTTTACCATATCTAAATTTTTTATTAGATGACTTTACTATATAATTTGATAATTTTGTGTCCCAGTTTTCTACTCTCATTATGACCCCTTTTTACCCCATATAATTTCTTTATCTTGTAAATCAGGAACAAACTCAAAACCTAGATCACCTGTAAATCTATTTTGTTGATCTTCGTGTGTAAATCTTCTTTCTTTTGGTCTATCAAATACAATTAATCTATTTTCTATATTAAGAGTTATAGAAGCTGTTTCAGAACCCTCATCAATCTTCATAATATCCATTTTGCCTTTAAATAAAGTATAAACATCTGAAACGACAGATTTATTAGTATCAAATAAACCTAAATAAATACTTGCATTTCTATTTGTATATAATGCACTTAAAGCGGCAGATATGAGAGAAGATTTTATTCCTGTTAAACTTAAACTTGCACCGATTGCTTCTACTTGATCACTTTCACCAATAGGACTAACACTAATTAAATCACCTAGTCCAGTAAAAGTATTAGAGGAACCACCAGCTGTCATAGTTATATCACCATAACCATTCCAAAAATACAAAGTACCTGTACTAAAAGCTAGTTCACAAGCAAAAAAAGGTCTTACTACTTGACTCTTAATAGCATTATTAAATGCAGTTGTTATTGATCGTGCCATAATTTACTCCAATATAAATTAATAGAAGAATTAAAATAAATATGTATAATAGTTCATCTTTTTTATTCATGTATTTTTAATATTTTTTTTCTTCCTTGATAAATTTCTGTTGTTGCTTTTACTTTTTTACAAGAAAATTGTACTCTTTCTGGTCGTACTTGCCTTTCAGCAATTCTCTTAGATCGTAAACATTCACTCATTTTTTCTTTATAAGTATGCTCAATCATATTTCCGTTTAACATCATTATCAAAGCTACTACTGCCTCTGTCATTGTTTATAACTCCCATTATCTCTCACTTTATCTTTTAAAATTTCTAATTGTTCTGATAGTTTGTCTACATCTTTAATTAATCTTTCTATATTAACTTTGTTGTGCATCATTTCATCTACCCTTGTTGTTAGTTTTTCTATTTCAACAATACTATCCTCAATTAATAAAAATTGTTCACTATCTGCTGGTAAAGAACCCATTTCTCCTCTTGGCCATTTTATTCTAAACTCAGTATTTTTTTCTAAATCAGCTAACATTAACTTTCCATTCGTCTCGATGATATTTAATCTTTCTATAATTCCAAAGTATGCCCAAACACCTACAGCTACAGCACCAATAATAGATATTAAATTTCTTAATGGTAGTTGAACATTTGTATTTTCACTTACTTTTAATTTACTCATTATAATGACTCCGAAGCTGACAAGGTTATGCCATATTTACTTATTTGGTCAGTATCCCAACCTGTTTCATTACTATCTAATCTCATTATAGTTGTTGTATTTGTATATGTAACTGTTGCATCATCAGCAATAGTTTCTATACCTTGTCTTAATGCTGGTTCTATTCTTACATTAGCTTCGCCAGAACCATTACTTGTTACATCTTCTGTAACCATATAAAGGTAAGAACCTATCTGTATATAATCACCAGCTTTAAAAACATTACTTGTACTATTAGCAAAGCCATCTAAAGCTACTTGGTTTCCTGTTTGACTTGCTCCATTGACTCTAATAGTTCCTGTAGCAACACCTTGTATTGTTTTTCTATCTTGATCGCCGATTTTAAATGTACCTCGTCTACCTCTTAGTTGTAAAAGAAAAGCTAAAACTACTGCCGCTTTATCTTTTAACATTGGCGGAAAAGTAATTTGAGTAGACCATATCTCACCCTCATGTTGAAATACTTGTTCTTGACCTGTAAATGGTGAAGCAGAAACTGCAACTGTTCTAGTTAAAGCAAATCTTTGTGTTTTAATTCCAGAAACTGTTGGAAAAGTTAATGGGTATGATGGTGTAAAAACTGCCATAATTATCCTCCGAATGCTTTTGCAAATTTACCACCTCTTAATTTAGCATCACTTACCGCAGATAAAGTTGATTGTTGTATCGTTGGTAATAAGTTAGCTATTTCACTTCTTACTGTATTAGTTACACCTAAAGCAAAGTTTAGATTTTGATTTATTACTACTTGTTGTCCACCGCCCATTTTTCCTGGTGTTAAACTACTTGGTGTTATAGAACCAGCAGTTCTTGGGACAAATAATTCTGGTCCTCTTTCACCAACTAATGCTGGTCTATTAGCTTGTATAGAACCACCTGTAGCAAAACTACCCTCTGTTGCTGTAGTAGCACCTCCACCACCAGTCATTATTTGAAATACTCTACCTAAAGATAATCCACCTGTTGCTTGTCCAGTTAAAGCACCAGTTATTGCTTTTTTAACTCTATCTAAAATTAAAACTTGTATTATTGTTTTTTGTATGTCTTGTACTAATATTCTTAGTATCGCTTTAAAATCTAATGCTTCTATTTTACCTTCAACAAAAGCATCTGAAATAGTTTTACCTAGTTTTTCAAAAGCACCACCTACACCCTCAGCAACTCCTTGTAGTCTTTCAAATCTTTCTATTTCTTCTACTTGTTGTTTAGCAAGTTCTAATCTAGTATTTCTTTGTTGAGATAAAATATCAGCTATTTTTCTTTGTGCTTCTGGTCCTCTACCAAGTTTGGATTCTAAAGATGCTCTTAATTTTTCTAAATCAGCTATTGCTCTTAATTCTGCTCTAGTTTTACCTAGTTTAAATATTTCTTGGTTTCTACTTCTATTTATTTTTAAAAGTGATTCTGTTGTAATTTTAGCTGACTTATCTTCAAATGTGGGTTTAGCTTGAATTGCATTAATTGCATTTCTAATTTTTACTTGTCTCTCTAGTTCTTTATTAAGTGCTTCTTCAGCATCTTTTACTTTTGTTCCTTTACCTCTTGTTCTTGATTCTGTAAGTCTGTCAAATGCTTCTCTAGCAAGTTCTACCCTTAATTCTTGTTCTCTAAATGCTTCATTTAAACCCTCTATTGTTTTTGGTAATCTTTCTTCTTCAGGAATAAATAAAGCAAATGCCGCCGCAAGAGCATTTAATACACCTGTAAGTGCAGATACAATGGCTTTACCTATTGTAGCTTTTTCAAAAAATAAAGTTATGTTTTCTCCCAATGTATCAAAAGCACCAGCTAATCCACCTGCTGCACCTTCTCCAGCACCACCTACTTGTTCTCTTAATGCTTTTAAAATTAATTCTTGTGCTTTAGCTTGTTGTCCTGTCAAAGATAAAACTTTAATTTGTTCTTTTTGACTTTCTGAAAAAGATACACCAACTCGTCTTAAAGAAGCTAAACCAACTTCTGGTTCTTCTAATGCTTTTCCTAATTGTGTTGCCGCAGTAGTAATACTACCAAAACCAACTGCCGCTAAATCTTGTGATAATTTTAAAACTTCTCCAAAGGTATCACCACTTATAGATTTAAAAGTTAATAATATACCTGCCGCATCTCTTGCACCTTGAACACTCGCTAATGTATTTCTACCAATAGATACTGCAAGTTCTTCTATATCTTCTGCTGTTTGTCCTGCCGCAAAACCTGTTGCTTTTAATAATGCTTCTAATTTTAATGCTTGTGATTCTGCTTTTGCCCCTGCCGCAACAAATTTACCTATTGCAACTGCCGCTAGAGTAAAACCTCCTAATAAAAGCAGAAGTTTACCACTTACTCTACCTGTAATTGCACCAATAGCATTTAATCTTCCAGCTACTGGGCCAAGTGGACCTTGTACTGCTGCAATCGAACCTGCAACATTTCGTAATCTTTCTTGAAAACCTTTTTGTCCAGCAGATACTTTATCAGTAGTTTTTTTAAACTGAGTTAGTTTCTTTCTACTGCCATCAATTTTATTCTTAAAATCTTTAGCATTAGCTTGAAGCTGTACTGATATTGTTGTTAAATTTGTTGCCATTAGTCTGGAAATCTCCTCATTAAATCTTTCATTTCATCTTTTAGCACAGGACTATTTCTTTTGCCACCTTTAGTTAGCATAAATCCATTTACCGCAGAAACAAATTCTCTCGGTGATAAATCCCAAAATGTAGCTGGTGTCATGCGAAGAACACCTAATCCTATTTCTAGGTATTCTTGGATTGGGTATCTTTCTGAAT